ACAATGCTGTGGGCTTTTCTGGGGCCATTCATAGCCCTCCCATTTGCTGGGTATGTAGCCGATGAGAAAACATGGAAAGGTAGATTCCGAATAGCACTCTCTAGTTCGGCTGGTTATACTGTTGGGGCCTTAATGTCAATGCAATTCATACTAAATGTATAGTGTGCTGATACCAACGATGTGGAGGTCTGACCTTACTGATCGACTTATTCAGCGTTACAATGACTGCAACTTAGTAGATGAGATAATCATAATTGACAATGATACATCGGCCAGGAACGTCGATCTAACTAAATACGATAAGGTCGTCCATATAGAGGAGCCTGAAAACACTTTTGTAAACCCAGCATGGAATAAGGGTGTTTCTATTTGCAAGAACGAAGACATAATAATTAGTAACGACGATATTCTTTTTGACGTAAATAAGTATTTAGACGTCGTATCAAACAGCAATATTTCTTACGATTTGATCGGACTATGGAGAGGGTCGTTTAAGAGGCTTCGTCCAAGATTTGGATTCACCGACAAGTCGATAAAAAAAGGTCATTCAGTTGGCTATGGTTGGGGGTGTTTGTTCTTTTGCAAAAAATCAACCTGGAAGCCTATTCCAGAAGAATATAAAATATACGCTGGAGACACCTGGATGATGCAGGAGTATAAGGATGTATATGAGATACACATAGACATTGATGGTACCTGGGGAACTACTAGTATGTCGAAGGACCTATACCCTATTGCCGTTGAAGACTCAAGAAAATTTAGGTCATGATTTACGATGGATTTATTTTTAGGGATGAACTCGACTTAATTGAGATGCGATTAAAATTCCTTTGGGACGAGGTAGATGTTTTTGTTTTGGTGGAATCAAACAAAACTTTTAAAGGAGATCCTAAACCATACCATTTTGAAGAGAATAGGGAGAGGTTTAAAGAATGGGAAAGCAAGATACGGTACGTCAAAATCGATCCAGATATAAGTCATTTAGACTTATCTAAAAACGATAGTTCATACACGCCAACAAGTCCTGCATGGCAGGTGGAGTATATGCAAAGAAACGCAATAGCTCAAGGATTTCACGACGCAAAAGAAAATGACATGTTAATGGTTAGTGACGTAGACGAGTTTCCAGACATGTCGCTTATCAAAGAAATTAAAGACGGAGTGTTTAATATGCCTGTTTACTACTACTACGTAAACATGAAGGCTAACAAGGGTTTTGGAGAAACTATTGTAACTACCAGGTTTTGCATCGGAAAGGTTTTCAGGGATAAGTACAAATCACTTCCACAGAATATGCGGTTTACCAGAAGAGACAGAGACGTCAAACGTGTAAACGGAGGCTGGCACTTTTCTTTTTTAGGAGGCAAGGAAGTAATACGAAAAAAGATCAAAAGTTTTTCTCACACAGAGTACAACTCTGAAAAATACTTTTCTGACGAAAATATTGATCAGTCGATAGATACAGGAAAAGACATATTCAACAGAGGTATAAAATACCTAACTGTAAACCCTAAGGAAGATCTCCCTGAAGATCTTTATACGGTAGTTTCTTCATACCCTAAATTCATAAAAAATGGCTAATTACATTTGTGGTTGCGGAGATCACGAATCAGAATGTTCTACCGCTTCGATTAAGGTTACGGAAAATGGAGTAGTGCATGACATAAAGTGCCCATGCGGTCAGTACATGCATCTTTCTAACCCTAAAAAAGGAGTCCCATCTCTAGGTAATATGGGAAGGTATGGAAGAAGCAAATGAACATATTGTTATCGACCCTAACGGTACAGTCGGAGAGATCATCGAGATCCAGGGGCTTGAAATTGCTCTTCCGAAACAGCCGCCCCGATCGGAGATTCTCTTCCATGACTCACCAAAAGAGATGCAGCTGTGGAAGCGCCAACCTTTGCCAGAGGAACTGCAAAGGATTAGAAGTATGGATGAGTGGTTCGAGAAGCCTTCCGAATTTCGAAAAAAGTTTTCTCCTTTTATCGAAAAAGAGTTTGAGCGCAGGCGTAACGGTGTTTGGTTTTACAACAATGGTGTCCCTACGTACATTACAGGGAGACATTACATGCTTCTCCAGTGGTCAAAAATTGATGTGGGATATCCTTACTATCTTGCCTTCCAACGTGAGATCTTTATACACATGGCTGCTTGCGAAGCTGATTCCCGTTGTATCGGTCAGCTTTATACTAAGTGTCGGCGTTCTGGCTATACTAATATCTGTTCCTCTGTTCTTGTGGACGAAGCTAGTCAGGTTAAAGACAAGCTGCTGGGCATACAGTCAAAGACTGGTAAAGATGCTCAGGAAAACATCTTCATGAAGAAGGTGGTGTCTATTTTTAAATCGTACCCATTTTTCTTTAAGCCAATTCAAGACGGTACCACCAACCCCCGTATGGAGCTGGCATTCCGAGAACCGTCAAAAAGAATCACCAAGTCTAACAAGACTTCTAGATCTGGAGATGCACTAAACACTATCATCAACTGGAAAAACACAACAAACAACGCATACGATGGTGAAAAGCTTCACATGTTGTACCTCGATGAGGCGGGTAAGTGGGAGAAGCCTGCTGATATACGTGAAGCTTGGCGCATTGAAAGAACTTGTCTTATCGTGGGTCGCAAGGTGGTGGGCAAGGCTTTGGTGGGTTCTACGGTAAACCCTATGGATAATGGAGGAAGCGAGTACAGAGTTCTGTGGGACGACTCTGATCCCTTCGAGCGCAATGCTAACGGCAGAACAAAAACTGGCCTGTATCGCATATTCGTTCCAGCATATGAAGCTTTGGAGGGGTTCTTTGACAAGTACGGTAATCCTGTAATTGACGATCCAGAAGAACCTATCGAGGGAGTCGATGGCGAGATGATTAGCATGGGCGCTAAAACATATCTTAAAAACGAAAGAGACAGCCTTAAAAACGATCCGTCAGAATTAAACGAGGTAGTTAGGCAGTTCCCTTGGACGGAAGAAGAGGCATTCCGAGACAGTATCGAAGGTAGTGTCTTTAATATCGGTAAGATTTACCAGCAGATCGACTGGAATAACAACATGTTTCCCAATCCTGTAGTTAAGGGAAACTTTATGTGGAAAGAAAAAGACAAAGAGGTTATATTTTCTCCAGATCCAAACGGAAGGTTTAGAATTACTTGGCAGCCTGATGCCGCTGACAGAAACAAATCATATGTAGAAAGGGGGAAGAGATACCCAGCTAATAAAGATATCGGCGTGGGTGGAGTTGACTCCTATGACCTTGATCAGACGGTAGATGGCAGAGGATCTAAAGGTGCTTTACATATGTATAATAAGTTTAATATGAAAGCGCCTTCCAATATGTTTGTTGTGGAATATGCCTCTCGACCAGACCTAGCAAGCATCTTTTATGAAGATGTTCTCATGTGTGCTTTTTACTATGGTTACCCATTGCTTGTAGAAAACAACAAGTATGGTATTGTAAGATACTTTGAATCAAGAGGTTACGATGGGTACATTATGGATAGGCCCAAACACTTGCAGTCAGGGAGCTCAAGCGTTAACGTCAAAACAAAAGGAATTCCATCTAATTCGCAGGATGTTATTCAATCCCACGCTCACGCGATAGAAGCTTATATTCATAACCATGTAGGGGTAAAGCCAGAAACAGAAGAGTTTGGAAACATGTATTTTAACCGAACTCTTGAGGATTGGATTGGCTATAAAATTAATAACAGAACCAAGTTTGACTTAACAATCAGCTCTGGTCTTGCTCTACTAGCGGCACAAAAAGGAAAGCCAGAAAAGCCTAAAGCTAGTTTTGATGACAAGAAGTTCTTTAGAAAATACAAGGTCCGAGAGTGGCACTCTTGAATTTCTTATATTTGCCGTTAGATGTACGGCAAGCAATCAAAAAATAGTATAAGCTTCCCTGACCCCTTAGCTCCCAGATCGCTTAAAGAAGGGAGGGAATACGGCTTGCGCTACGCAAAAGCAATGGCAAGCCAGTGGGGTTCTATTGAGCAGGACAACTCCTTGATGAGACGTAGGAGTAATGTGTTTGATAGAAATAGAAGTTATGCTAACGGAACTCAGGACACTGGAATTTACAGGCAGCTCCTGACAAGTTTAGATCCCAGCAATGGTGACGGCAGTTTCTTGAATCTGGATTTTACTCCAGTTCCTATTCTGCCCAAGTTTGTTCGGATCGTAACGAATAAAATTTTATCGTCTGACCCTTACCCTAATCTAGAGGCTGTTGATCCGCTTTCTTCGTCAGAAAAAGACAGAGAGAGAAGGAAGACGGAGATTATGGTTAAGAAGAAGAAGGAACTCGCCAAGATCCAGGAAAAGCTTGGGGTGAATATTTCTGATAAAGAAGAGGTGCCAGATACGTTGGAGGAGGCTGAAATCTTTATGGAGAACAACATTAAGTCGTCTTCAGAGATTGCCGCTCAGATTGCTACCAACATGACGTTGAAGTGGAACGACTTCAATGAGGCTGTCTATAGACGCTGCGTTAATGATTTGACCACGTTGGGCATTGCTGTAGTAAAAAGAGACAATGACCCGAACTACGGCATCAGAACAAATTATGTAGACCCAGCCAAGTTTGTACACAGCTACACAGAGGATCCAAACTTCGGGGATCTTATCTACGCTGGTCACATCAAAAGAATTTCAATTGCAGAGCTGAAACGCCTAGCTGGTGATCAATTCGAAGAAGAAGACTACGAAAAGATCGCGCAGAAGGCAGCCGCTAAGTACAATTATGACACGGCCAAGATCAGAGAAAGCTCATACGATTCTTACTTGCAGCGATACAAGTTTGGGTATGATGAGTACATGGTTGAGGTTTTGGACTTTGAGTTCAAGGCGGTTGATTGCATGTACTTCGAAGAGAAGGAAAGCAAGTATGGAAACACTGGTTTCTACTACAAAGGAGAATCCTATAAGGAGCCTACAAACTCGGTATACAAGCGTTCAGTAAACAAGCTTGAGATCGAGTGTGTTTACGGTGGGTGTTACGTCATGGGAACCGACTGTTTGTTCAACTACGGAATGAAGAACAACATTCCTAAGAACATGCACGATATTTCGAGAGCTAATCTCTCTTACTCTGTCGTAGCTACCAACTTAGAGAATATGATTCCTAAGTCTATGGTGGATGGCTGCATTGGGTTTGCCGACCAGTTGCAGATCACTCACCTTAAGATTCAGCAGTCTATCGCCAAAGCTAAGCCTGACGGTATAATTATCGATATCGAAGGATTGGAAAATGTTCAGCTTGGGAAGGGTGGTGATCTTCAGCCTTTGGAGCTGCACGACATCTACGAGCAGACAGGTGTCTTCTACTATAGAAGCAAAAACCCTGACGGAGGGTTCCAAAACCCACCAATCAGAGAGATACCGAACAGCATCCGTAATATCAACGAGTTTATTGCGCTGTACAATCACTACCTGCGTATGATCCGTGATGCTACTGGGATTAACGAAGCTATGGACGGTACTACACCGAAAGGTGATGCTCTCGTTGGAGTTCGTCAGCAAGCTATTGCCGCTGGTAATAACGCTATATACGACATCACGAACTCTTCTATGGTGCTGTTCAAGAAGGTTTGTTCTGATATCGTAAAGTGTTTACAGATTATTCCTGAGGGTTCTATTCTGTACAAGGCTTACACTAATGCTATCGGTAGTGAAAACATGAAGGTGTTGAGTAGCTTCCAGAGGTTATCCATGTATAACTTTGGGGTTCAAGTTGTAAAGGAAATGGAAGAGGTTGAGAAGCAATACCTGGAGGCAAATATTCAGCAATCGCTTGCTCAAAAGGAACTTGACATTGAAGACGCTATTGCTATCAGACAACTTAAAGACGTAAACCAGGCGGAACGTCTTCTCGTAGTAAGAAGAAAGAAGCGTATCGCTAGAAACCAGCAGATCGCTCAGCAAAACTCTCAGCAGCAAGCACAAATCCAGCAGCAGTCAGCAATGGCTGCTTCTCAAGCAAAACAGCAAGAGTTTCAGACGCAAGCTCAGTTAGAACTTCAAAAGATTCAGGCTCAGCACCAACTCGAAATGGAGCGGATGGCTGCCGAGCACGAGATGAGAAAAGAGATTGAACTGATTAAAGCTCAAGCTACACTTGGATTTAGAACGGAAGACCAAGAGTTTAGGGAAAAACTAGAGGTCTTGAAGGAAGACAGAAAGGATAAAAGAGTAGAGCGTGAGTCTCAGCTGAGACAAACCGATGAAGAAGGGAGTGACATCAAGGCAGAAGCCGATAAGATAACAGATCAAATCGTTGAGTAATGGCAGTAGTAAACTTAGACACAGCAGCAAGGTTAGATATAATCTGTCGAAAAGGAGACAGCTTTAGTCTTACGGTTGAGTTTGACGCCACTATGCCCGACCCAACTGAGGAGGGTGTAACATACTCTATGGTTGTCAGAGAAACAGATACTGCTACTGGGGCTCACGAGGATGGTTTTCTTTTCGAAAGAGATGCGTCTGATAGCAAGAAGATCACTATTACGAACACAGCAACAAACATGAATGTTTCTTCTGGACTGTATGTATACGATCTTCAAGTAGTAACAAGTTCTGCTACTAAGACTTACTTGTACGGTACATTCAGAATAAACGAGGATGTCAGCTGATAAGAAAGTTGTTGTATCACAAAACAATACTACTGTAAAGGTATCTACTAATTCTGCCTCACAGGTAAAAGTAGAATCCCCAGCAGTAACGATTGCTAAGTTATCTGTTAAGGGTATTCAAGGCGATCAGGGACCGAAGGGTCCTGGCGGAGGAGCTACGGGACCACAAGGTCCTCAGGGCGATCAGGGACCTATTGGTGCTACAGGACCGCAGGGTGACGTATGGGCTGCGACTTCTTCTACCTCAGAGGATATTGCTACTGGTGCTGTTTCCGTAAATATTGGCTCTGGGTATGCTTACACGGTAGCGCAGCCTGTACTGATAGCTTATGACGACTCCAACTACATGGAGGGTATCGTCACCTCTTACAACGCAAACACTGGGGTTCTAAACGCGAACATTACAAGCATTGTTGGTTCTGGCACTTACGCTGACTGGGACGTAAATATCGCAGGTGCTCCTGGACCTGCTGGTGCTGACGGAGCAGCAGGTGCTGACGGAACAGCAGGTGCTGACGGAGCGCAAGGGGCAACTGGTCCTACTGGTCCTGCTGGGGATCCTGGAGAAAGAGGCCCTACGGGTCCTCAAGGTTCTCATGGTGATCAAGGTGTTACTGGTCCAGCTGGTCCAACAGGATCTCAAGGTTTAAGAGGTATTACTGGTCCTACGGGCCCTACTGAAAGGCTTACAGATCCTATTAATATATACCTTCCAGACGCTACTGGAGAAAATATTTTTGGTAAGTTTAAACATACTGATACCATAGCGGCTACCAATGCGGAAGGATATAAATCTGCTCTTGATATTATACGAGAGTCTTTGGTTCAACTTGGTAGCCTTGGGTCGGCAACGCTTTCTGGCAACCCAGATTATATAGGTTATAGCGCTACTGGCACAAGTACCAATGTAGTTCTTACTTGCGCTTGTACGAACGTAAACGTCAGCCAAGGCTCTACTCTTTCATTTGTTTTTTCTTCTGCTACAGCTGCTGGGAATTTCTCTGTTTTTGACTCTGTTACAGGGGTGTCTGGGAATTCTGCTACTTCTCCAGTAACAGTAGTATTCCCAGCATTTCCAGATGATGAAGAAGTACGGTTTAAATGCGTAGTAACTGAAAGCCAAACAAACGAACAAAAGACTTCAAATACGGTAACATATGATCCTACGTATAGTGCTCCATCTATATCGTTAAGCGCTATAAGAGTCGATAATGCTGCTGGAACAGGGGAGAGTCATAATAATAGACAGCTTTATAATGGGCTGGTTCAGTTTGACGGAACCATTACAAGGAATACAGGTCTTGTTCCGCTTGACTCCTACGAAATATTTGATTCTGGAAACAACACTGTAGTTAGCTACAACGATATATCTTCTCTTTCGTCTTATGATTTAGGAAACTATACATCAAATAGACATGATGAAGGCTTTTCACAAATTGGTGATTCTGAAACCTACACCATCAAAGTCTGGGACGCTCGTTCACCTAGAGTCAACTCTTCATCTACTCCAGCTATCGATAGTGATTCCAGTACAATAACATGGAATAGAATCAATGTTAGGCTGGTTACCAGCTCTACTGAACTTGACGAAAACAGCAGTGATTCCGACTGGCAAGATATGTATGATGGAAGCTCTGCTGGGCACGTAGGTTCTTTCAACATATCCGAGACAATTACCTCTTCGGGAGATATACAGTCTAACAACACTAGCCAGTTGCAAGCTGAATTACAAATTAGCACTTCTGGATCAAATGGAGATTTCTTTTACGTATTCTTCCCTTCATATTACATTTCTGACGGAGATATTACAGGGCCTGGTAATTCATTTTTTCAAATACTCGGATACTCATCGAGCACTAATATGTCTGGCATACCGTCCTTGGTAACGCAGGATTATGACGATGCTGTTCTTGCAGTGAACAATGCAGCTTTTTTAAGATACAAAACCTCGTTTCCTTTAGAGGTTCAGTTTGGAGGAACTGCACCATCTAACAGGGTTAATTACGAGGTGTTAAGAGTTAGGCAGGGTATAGATGCCAACACTCAGGCTGGTAAATACATTAGAATAGACAACAACTTCTAACAGCGATGCCACAGTTTAACGATCCAATACAGAATGCAACTGTTGTCAATAAGATTCTTGATCTTGAATTAAAGCAGGTCAGGGGTATCGGTATTTTCAGCACGTTTAGCGATATATATGATCTAGATGCTCAGAACAGGTCAGCGCCTTATTTAGCTTTCGTAAAAGACGAGTCAAAAGTTTACCTTTTTAGTGGCTCTGAAAACGCATCTCTTTCGGTTGATGATGCTGATTGGACTGCTACTGGAGCTTCTAGTAACTGGGTTGAAGTAACTACTGGATCGTCGGCAACTGGACCAACAGGCCCAACGGGTGCTGATGGTAATACAATTCTTAGCGGTACTGGAGAGCCTGGCAATCAAGTGGGCAATGATGGGGATTTTTATATTGACACGGAAAACGAAGAATTGCATGGGCCTAAATCTAATGGATCGTGGCCTTCACCTCCCCTTTCTTTAGTTGGAGCTCCTGGTAGCAACGGGGAAACAGGTCCTCGCGGAATTACGGGACCCACGGGACCTCCAGGAGAACAAGGCGAGCAAGGCGAACGTGGTATAACTGGTCCTACAGGGGACCCAGGGCAGCAGGGTGAACCAGGTGAAAGGGGTATTACAGGCCCTACAGGAGACCCAGGCGAGCAGGGGCAGCAGGGTGAAAGGGGCATTACAGGGCCTACAGGGGACCCAGGCGAGCAGGGAGAACAAGGCGAACCAGGTGAAAGGGGTATTACGGGTCCAACTGGGGCTCCAGGCGCCCAAGGATTACAAGGGGAAGAAGGTGCTAAAGGAGCTACAGGAGCAACGGGGCCTACTGGAGCTGACGGACCCGCAGGTAATAGCGCTTATGAAGTTTGGCTGGCTCAGCCAGGAAACAGTGGAAATGAGCAGGATTATTTAGATTCTTTAAAAGGAGCGGCGGGACCAACAGGGGCTACTGGAGCTACAGGGCCCACAGGACCTACAGAAACACTTCAAGACGACATTACCGTATATGTTCCTGATGCTACTGGAGAGTACATATTTGGGAAACTTAAGCATAACGATGTCATTGCTGCTACTGACGCAAATGGCAATAAGTCAGCTCTTGATATCATTAAAGAAGTTCTTCTTGAGTTAGGGTCTATAAGTATTTCAAGTTTTATTAGAAGTACAAATATCGGTTATAGCTCTTCTGCTGAAAGCGCAAGCGTAACTTTTACGTGTACCTGTCCAAACGTAAATTCAAGCCAGGGTTCCACTATCAGTTATAGCTTTCAAAAAAGCATTGGAGACGAGAACGGAACGTATACTGAGTTCGCCTCTAAAGACAATGTGTCTGGTGACTCTGCTACTGGGGTAGAGACTATTTCATTTACAGCTTTTCCAGACTCTGATGAGTTTGTTTATGTTAAGTGTGTAGTTACAGAGGACACTACAGGTCAAGTCGTAACTTCAGAGCCATTAGCTTTTGAACCCACATATTCAGCTCCAAGAATCATATTTACGAGTAACACTAGCTCTGGAATACTGCTAGATAGAATAGATTTAGGGGGGCAAAGTGAATCTGATACAAATCGACAAGTTCATAACGGTAGAAGCCATGTTGAATTTAGGATTCAAAAAAATACTGCCCTAGTTGATCTTGATGAGCTGCACATTATAGGCCCAGATGGAAACAATATATCTGGGTATCCTGTAGATATTTCTGCTCAAAACTCTGGGGTAGAGGGGATATCATCGAATTACAATGTGGCTGTTGATGACGGGGATGTCGCTCTTGACGATAGCAATACTTATACCGTAAAGATTTACGACGAAGAAAACCCCTCTTCTACCCCATCTACTGCAGCCGATAGTCAAAGCGCTACTTACACTGTAAACAGGCTCCCAGTAAAAATGGTAGCCAGCTCTACAGCGCTTACTCATACAGCAACCGATACACAATTCCAAGCTGTCTTTGATACTCAAAATGCCGCTACTTCTAGAGGTAATTCATTTGACACCAGATATGTGGCTGAAACAACAGATAATTCAGCTGGTAGTGATTCTACTGACGACCTTGTAGTCGATCTTGAGTGTGACACTACATTCGATTCGGGAAAATTCATATACATTTTTATTCCAGCTCACTACTTTGGCTACTCTGGAGGAACTGGTGGGGAATCGATCGTTGGCCTAGGCAACACTAATATTGATCTCACTGACAGTAGTAGTAACAACTACGTACTTAAAAATAGCGACGGAACTGGCTTCCAGGGCAACGCAGATATGCTTGTTCTTTCGTATGATGCCAATATTTATGTTTCAGAGTTTGGAAGCTCAAATACTACCGAGATGATTGTTTTAAGGCTGGCTAGTGTTATGGGGCAATCAAACAACGGGCTTGTGTTCACTATAGATAATACTGAAGTTTAATGCCACAGTTTCTAGGAATACTACAACAACAGAACCCAGGGGCTCCTAATATCGACCTTGCAGACAAGCAGGTAAGAGGTATTGGTATATTCGAAGATAAAGACGAGAGGGACAATATAACTAGCGCAACAAACCCAACAACCTCTACCGTAAGGGCCTATCCGTATTTAGCCCTTATGCAGGATGATCAAAAACTATACCTGTATACTGCAACCTCTTTAGATAATTCTGATTGGACCGATGCTTCGAACTGGGTTGAAGTAACTACTGGATCATCGGCAACTGGAGCAACTGGACCAACAGGTGCTACGGGGGTTAGTATCGAAAGCTTCTCTATTAGTGGGAACACACTAACTATCACACTTGATGACGGAAGCTCCCACAATGTAACTGTTCCTGATGGACCTACTGGACC